ATTAGTTTCGACCCTACTAAGAATCTGAACAGTAGTGGTAATGGCGGTGCTATTGTAACCAACGATGAAAAGCTATATCTATATGCATCAAGCTACAGAGATAATTGTAAGCCATACTTTCATGATGTTGGAACTAATTCACGGATGAGTGAGTTAGATTGCGCTCATCTTTTAGTTAGAGTAAAATATATAGATGAATGGCAAAATAGAAGAAAAGAGATTGCTAAATTTTGGTGCCAAGCTTTTAAGGATTTACCGCTAACATGTCTTAGTGATACGAAAGATCCTCACGCACATCAAAAATTTGTAATGTATTTGCCGGATCGCAATTCACTTTTTACAAATCTAATGCTGAATGGAATTGACTGTAAAAGACATTATGAATATGTGTTACTAAGCACTAGCGTTATGCTTAGTAGAGGAGTTATTAGTTTACCTATGTATCCTGAATTGACAGATTTAGAAATTGAGTTCATTGCTGACTCAGTATTGGAATATTTTTCTTAAGCGCCGGCGATCTTTTTGATTCCATAATATCAGTGCCGCAGGTACAAGTGTGGTACGGACATTTAGTAGAATCAGTAACTGGTATAAAATCATCATAGATAGTGTACATTGTATTGCCTACTTGACAAATAGATTTATACACCCTATCACTATATATAACGATTCTATCTTTGCCTATGTCACAGTCCCAAAACAAAAATCTATTCTGACCTCTAACAAGTAATTCTTGAGGGTCATGTATATCTTCAACAGTGCCATCGTAGTAGGTTGTGTGTATGTATACGTTATATTCTTGATCATACTCTCCTTTTTTACTATCTGCTATTTTACCAGAGACAACTCTGTTAGTCAAAAAAATATCATTCTGTTCCTTAGTATATTTTTTTAAGGATGAGCTATGTATCTTTTTTAGATGACAATCTATGCCCACTCTATCGCTAATATATTTTAAGCTTTCTATAGTTTCATCAAAATCGATATCAGTACACGTAAAAAATACCAATCCTTGTGTATCCGTTAAGTGGATACTATTAATCGCATCTACGAAATCATCAATCTTTTTTACCTGGGACTGATGATAAGTAAACATTATAAAATCTATCATAGGTATCGCAGTAAATTCTTTCCACCATCTTAATGACCTACTAGCATTAGTGAACATTCTTATCTGATGGTTGACGTTCTTTGATTTAATATAACTGAACAATTCATATAACTTTGGATAAAGTGTGGGTTCGCCACCGGTAAAAGTAAACTGAATTCGTTCCTGATTAAACAGATTACACAGCTTGTCTACCGCTTGTTTATTGATTTCAATATCTAAGTACTTTTCATCCCCTCGTTTTGATTCGTCTGGACAATAGGGACAGTCGTAATTACAAACATTACTCAGTCTCCATTCTACTTTTTTAAACGGATTTGGGGTTGTTTTTTCCAACTGTATAATAGGCTTTTTCATAAAAATATTTATCGGGCTAAATAGTTGATGTGGATAATTAATTTTTTACCTGAGTGGATAATACATACCATTTTTAGTTTGGGAGTTCTTGGAACCATTGCTGGTTTTGTTCTGGGCTTCATCCCAATGATTAGGACCTACAAGATTCCTATTCAAATAATAAGCATTCTTTTGCTTGTTTTGGGGGTTTATTTAGAGGGCGGATTAGCAGACAACAAAGAATGGCAATTAAAAGTCAAAGAAATGGAAGCTAAGATAGCAAAAGCTGAAACTCAATCTAGCGAAAAAAATATAGAAATACAAGAGAAAATCGTAGAAACTACCAAAGTAGTACGTGAAAAGGGCAAAGACATTATCAAGTACATTGATAGATGGAACACCAAAGAAGTGATTAAAGAAGTAGAAGGCCCTGAAAGAATCAAGAGAGAAGAAGTCATAAAGTACATTGAAAACTGTCCTGTTCCTAAAGAGTTCATAGACTTGCACAATCAAGCCGCTGAATTGAACAAGGGTGAAAAGAAATGAAATATCTATTAATTTTATTACTACTTGTCGCCGGGTGCTCTACTACAGTTCCTGTTACACAAAAGTTCCCTAATGCTACTCCTGAACTAATGAAGAAATGCGAATCATTAAAGAAGATAGAAGGGGATAAAGTAGCAATAACTGACATGCTAAAAGTCGTGGTTCATAACTACAGTCTATATTATGAATGCTCAACTAAAGTAGATGGTTGGCAAGAATGGTACACCGCACAAAAGAAAATATATGATGAAAGCGCAAAATAATAGCATATTATTAGCGTGTTTGTTATTGGTTGGGTGTGCATCTACAAATGACTATCAAATCTACGTAGATACACAGAAAACATTAAACAAAGACTACACTATGGCCGAACTTGCAAGAATCTCAGCATTAACAGAAATTGTCAAGGAAACTCAGGACGTAAGTGTTAGAATACAAGCAATTAGAGCACTACAAGAAATACAACGTAGTAAGCGCCCATTAAATATTGAGAGACCCAAGACTTGGTTAGAGAGATAAATACAAAATAGTATTCAGGAATAACCATGGCACAAGAAATAATCAATATAGGCGCACTACCTAACGACGGCGAAGGTGATCCGTTACGTGTAGCCTTTCAAAAAGTTAACAATAATTTTGCTAACCTTTTCGCAACAACATTCAATATTGCAGAATCAGTTACAGTCGGCCTTACACCTGACCAAGTGATTTTAGAACATCCAGCTAATGTGTTTACGCAAGGTATGATACAAATACGCAGTTACGACCCTGGTACAATTGATATGCAAAACGTAGTATTGTCATCGGCAATTACCAATAACTTAGGTGGTGTAAGATTTTCAGGGTACGGTACATCACGTGAGGGTAACGCATTATGTAGTTACAATATGGATGTATCAGCCGGCAATGTTAGAGTACTAGTAAACCCTGTTGCCAATACTACTATCTATCATTACATATCATATCAAATAACCAGTGCTGATTTAGTAAATGGTCCTATGATAGCACTTGATGGGTTTTCAGCAGGTTCAGTAATGAGTACACAAGATGAAATCGCCATCACAACAGAAGGATCGGAATGAGAGCTAGGGAGTTCATAGCAGAACAAAAACTTAGTGATGTTCATGACGGCTTAGACGTAGCATCTAAGTCTCTCCCCAACACGTATGTTATTCCAGAGTTACAGAACAATGACTTCTATGATTTATATCGTTTTGGTGTAGCAATTGCCGCAGTAAGAGGCGAAAGCGGTACTGACGATGTGCAAAATGGTTATAAGCCTGATTTTAGGGCAGAAAGTAGCTGGGGAGAAAATCAAGTTATATCATCTGAGTTTGACAAAGAGATTGGTAAAACTATTGACCAAGCATTAAAGAAGGTCGGCAAATCCGGCAAAAAATTAGTCAGTACACCTAGTAGTGATGAAATGGAAGATACTGAATATACTTCTCCTATCAAAGCTTTCAAAGGATACAAGAGAAAATGAGAGCCGAAGAATTTATAAACGAGAACAAAATTGGCAAACTAAGTAAAAGAAAAAGCCAATCTACTGTAGGATTGCATAAGTTTCGTGATGAAAATTATGCAGATCGAATATATGAACTGAACAGGATTATGATGGCTGCAGCCTCAACTGACGGAACTTTCATGCCTGAAATAGACAGCGAGAGTTGGGCAGGAAGACATGACGTTGCGGCACCTTATACACAAGAAGAAGCAAACATGCTTAAAATGGCATATCGAGTTGTAGGGTCTGCACACCAAGACTTAAACAATGGTGACTTACGTAGTCAAGAATTACCCGGCGGAAACACTAAGAGCTTAGTCAAACCCTTTAAAGGCTATAAAAGAAAATAATATATACAGTCATTTGATGAATAAGTAATTCTATCAGATTTACAGGATCATCAATGATTGATATTAACACAACAATAGACCTCATCAAGTTAAAGTTTTACAACGAATGGTTGTATACAGCACACATATATGATGAAGGTGACAGCCAATTTCACAAAGAACTAACTACTCAGGTTGTAAAAACCTACATTGACCCATTGAATTTAGCTAAGGATGCTAAAATTTTAGACTTGGGTTGTGGTCCGGGTTATTTCTTAGATGAAATGAAAGCCAGAGAATATGCAAATGTTACTGGTGTAACACTTAGCCCCGGCGACATTAGCTTGTGTGAAAGTAAAGGGCATAAGATTTCAAAATATGATCTAAGCTTTTTGCCACAAAAAGATGGGTACCATGACGAATCAGTAGATTTCATCTTCTTGCGTCACGCACTAGAACATAGTCCGTACCCAATCTTTAGCTTGATGGAATACAATCGTGTGTTAAAACAAGGTAGCAAGATTTATATCGAAGTACCTGCACCCGATTGTGAGCGTAAGCATGAGTGGAATTTGAATCACTATAGTATTCTAGGTGAACAACAGTTACTAGCCCTATTAAATAGAACTGGGTTCGATGTTAATGTGCTAAACAGTTTAGAATTTGACCTTGGAATCGCTGACCCTGCAGGGGGAGAACCTAAGAAGGTTCGTGAAAAGTTCTACTGTATTATTGCGACCAAAGCAAGACCTTTAGATATCAAATAACTCGATAAATACTCACTATAAGTGAGTATTTTTTTATGTTCGATCCATTTCAACAAGCCAAACTACAAAATAGTTATTCTAAACTTAAGGAGTATAAACCTACTCCAGAGAAAGATATGTCGTTAGATGAGTTGAAACGTTTAAGTGGGTCAGGTAAAATCACAGGTGAGTCAACAGCACCAATTGATACTCAACTACAAGCCAAAAAAGCACAATACATCAGAGATAATAATCTCAGACCTGGTGATCCTAAATGGATGAAAGTAATGTTTGCAAAGCCGCACATCACTGGCGAAAATCCTTTTAGTTGAGTTTACCCATATAAATACGTACTATGAGTGGATCACCTTCTTTAGTAAAAACGCCCTACACAAAGACTAAATTCAAGACGCAAAAAGACCTTGACGATTTTGTTAAGTGTTGCGACCCGGATTCCGGTTATCTTTACTTTATGGATAACTTCTTTATGATTCAGCACCCTACTAAGGGTAGCATGATTT